ATTCTCTAATTTTGTCTGAGAGAACAATTCGGTCGATTGCTCCTTGAATAAGTAAGTCAAACTCTGCTGCCTTTTCATCCATTCTTGGTAGGTTCTTTCTCCAGAATTTATAATTTGTCCAATCCATAAATTACTTGTACTATCTGCTGCTACAAAATTTGATACTAGAAAATCTACTATTTCTTTATCTTGGTACTTACGACTTGTTTTCTCGAAAAAATACCGGTCCTTTCTTTTATTAAACGAAGTTAGTGTTGCTCTTGTTTTTTTATATTTAAAGTAATCATATTTGGGATTAGAAAAGTGATTCTTAATACCCAAATATGCCTGATAAGTTTCAAAGGGTGACATCAGATAGGCAATTTCGCTTTAGAAATTCGCTTCATAAAGTTAAGATTAATCGCATCATACTTCAATCTTTCTTTAAGAGGTTTGGAAACTAACTTAGTAACCGATTCAATATCAATACCATTAATTTCACAATAATGGCAAATGGCATCAATATAATTGCAGTTTTCTTCGGCAACTATTTTTTCAATTTCTAAAGCAAACTTAGAAGGTGTAAGAAACTTATCTTCAATTGCCTGCTCTAATTCTTTATTTGATTCGGGTGATTCCATATCTTCTATATTAATCTCTAGGAATGTCGCTAGTATGTTTGTCATAGTTTAGCAGTAATAATATGTATTATAAGATATAATAATCAATTAGTCAAGTAGACATCTGTTCGAGTTTATCATTCACAAACTTTTTGATGTATTCAACTACGAGTTTCATGTACTTTTTAAGGTCTCTTTCTTCATACACTACACACTCTCCATTCTCACATGCCATAATGATTACTAGTTTCTTAATCGGAATACCAGTCATTTCATAATATGCCATACCATAAAACATTGCCTGAACAAAATAGTTCTCAATCCAATTTCTGGGTTTTGGTTTTTTAGAAGTCTTAAAGTCAATTACGGCAAGTTCCTCATCAAACTCCCCAATACAGTCTGTTGTTCCTGCCACACCAAGTTGCCTACTATACATGGCACCTTCCAGACAGTGAATATTATTAATCTTATTCAGTTCTGTTTTAGCAATCCTAAACAGAAAATCTGATAGAGGTTGAACTGTAGGAAGGTCTCTATTATAAAGATAATTTTCAACCAAAGTATGCATATCAGTTCCACGACTTGTTGATGCTTTGGTTATTCGATCTGCTTCCTCATTACCAACTCTTTTACGCCATTTGACAAAGATTTCCTTATTAAAATGACTTGTTACTGAGGTAATGGAGACCATCTTGAGTAGTTGGTCTCCATCTGGGATGCTGTAATATCGGACCCCATCAATCGTTGCTCTCTCAAGTTGAGGAAGTACATTATCAAGATGATTAAACATTAAAGACCTTCTTCTATTTTAGCAATAAGATACTGACGAACTAATCCTGAGCGGACAATATCATCAACACCAAACTCAATTATATCAAAAGAAGGCATTTTACGCAATACTTTCATAAAATCAATAATTCCATTCTTTTCACTTGTTTTGATTAAGTCACTTTGAGTAGCATCTCCCGAGAACATAATCTTACAATTTTCACCTACACGAGTAATAATAGAATCTAATTCGTGGAAATTAAGGTTAGCAAACTCATCTACGATTACAATACAATTATCCAAAGTAACTCCACGAAGAAAAGAAGTACTCCAGAATTTAATTGTTTCTTGTGCCTTAAGATTTCCATAAAGCATCTCAAAATCAGCATCAGAAGACATCTGAAACATATACTTTACCATATTCTTATAAGGAATCTGGTAAATATCTGCCTTATCATCGTGAGAACCGGGAAGAAATCCAATTTCTCTTGTAGGAACTAAAGACCTGACAATATAAACTTTCTCAAATGGAGACTTTTCATCCAATACCTCTTTGAGGGCATTATATAAAAGACAAAAAGTTTTACCCGTACCGGCACACCCATAGGCAACTAAATGTTTCTGTTCTGCATAAGAATCAAAAAGTTTCCTTTGATTCTCAGTGAGTGGGTCAATATCTACCAGATATTCACTACTTAAAGGTTTTTTACGCTTTGCTTGACGAGTGGTAAGACCAACATCATTTTGTTGCTCTGCTCTTTTTCTTCTTGCCATATGTGTTTATAGTTTTTTTACAGTTGAACCGGGAGCCTTGCTAGCTTTTTCTAAAACCGAGTTCCACGAAGGATGTTTTTGTGTCAGTCGATCCCTCCAATCGGCCGCTTCTCCGACATTCATTTGTGTCGGTATAAGAGGTTTCATATGAGTATTTTCTTTGAGATATGGTTCTTTGTCTGCCATAAGCATCCATTTCTCAAAGATTTCACCTGTTTCTGTATTCTCAAATCTATAAGTCGGGCACATAAGGTATAATAATTTACAAAATATTTAGGGGGCAAGTCGTGCTTTGTGAAGACGGCGATCTTCATAATAACTAAAGATTTCTGGAACCCATTCTCTCATTACTGGAACCATACCTTCACATAATGCCTGAATTTCTACCTGAGCATCAAGTTTAGCACGAAGGTCAAGGAAGTGAAGTGCGGCACGGAGAGAGAACGAAACCACAAAGTTCTGGCGGATATTCTGAGGAAGGTAATCACGAAGATGTTCCTCTGCCATACCACGAGTATTATAACCCTCAGCATACCTCTCAGATGCCGCCAGACAGAACTTTAGTTGCCTTTCGTAGTCATCCTTCGTCCATTCATACTTGTGCCCTTTACGGTCCAAATAGAGACCTTCTGGACGCACATAGAAAACCTCTTCAGGTTTCAGGTCACCAGTCGCAACCTTCAATACACGACGACCGGTATAACGCTGAGACTGAACATCAAAAGAAACTCCAACACGGTGAGTTCGTGCCTGTACCATTACATTATGAACAAACCCAACACAATCCAAAGAAATGGCAGGATGCTCTAGAGGTCCCCAGTGCCCTCGTTCATTTGCCAGAAGTTGCTCAATTACCCATTTGCCACATTCCTTTTCCGCAGGAGGAAACTTAGTGTGAATAGGGTCTTCACTATAATCATTCTTACCTGCCTGATAAACAAGAGTCTGTGGAAGTTGTGTCTGACGAATCATCACAACTTTCATATAACGGTCAAGTTCAAGAAGGTCTTTTGCTTTAATTGGTTTCATTTTCCAAATCCTTTTGATGTTTTTGCTTCTAATTCTGCAAGTTCTTCTTTGACAACTCGCAGTTGTGATTTCATTTTCTTAAGTTCTTCATTAGAATATAAGTGATCTTGCCTAATCAATCTTTCTAGTAGTTTTACAAGTTTTTTTGCTCTTACGGACATCAGTTAAAAAACCTCATCATAGTCAATTTCCTCTGGTTTAATGTCATCATACTTGTATTGTGGTATATCAGAATATATCTCTGCCTTGAGAGAATCTAAAAGCAATTCCATATTCCGAATAATGAGTTTTAATCTTTCAGTATCCATTTAGATTGATATTTTGAATTCATTATACAAAAAAAGAGAGGACTTGTCAATCCTCTCTTGAAAACCCTTTTTGGGTGAATTTTTTGGGGGATTTTTTTCCGCCTTTCTAGGAAATCACTTTCGCCTTTTCTTTTCGGGTGCCCTGTATCCCCATAGTCTAGGAGATACTCTTCCGTATCCAAAGTCAATTTTTTGAACCGATCCGGGTCCAAACTTATCATAGTACATATCAAAGATTTTAACTCTAGTTCCACGACATAAGTCTACATGAGTCTCATCATTCACACGGTACACAATTAGATAAGCATCATTTGGTAGGGAAGGGTCTTTTACTTGAGCAAGATTAGTACGTTCAAAAAGAATTTCACAACCGTAACGAGAAGAAGTTTCTTTTTTTTCTTCTGGAGTCCACTGCATAATTTCTTCCTCTACTACTACAGTTTTACTCACGAACGACCTCCCCATACAATTTCTGGGTATGCCTGAGAAACAAGTTCTTTTGTAATTTTATATTTCGTCTCAAGTTTTTTATCTTTTACCAAACACAGAATCTCTGCCTCTAAAGGATGAAGACCTTGTAGAACATTAATAAACATAGTTTCTCTACGAAGAGAACTCAGACTATCATTACCACCCTTAATAAAATTATAAAACTTTGAATATTCTTTGCGAATTGATGAAAAACCCTGATCTTGTGATCCAAGTGAATTGGAACCAAGTTCACTCATTTTCCCTACGGCATCATCAATCTTCTCACTCAGGGTTCCACTAAATGAACCTTGCTCTCCCACACTTGAATAAGGAACAATACCTACTGGAAGAGCAGATGTCAAACTTTCATCAAAGTTCCAGATAAAAATTGCCCTGAGTGATGGGTCATTATATTTTTGTAGAACTTCAACTTTTTTAATATTGGTTCTTTGCTTAGATACTAAATTCAGAACCTCAAAGGTAAAAGGATTTGCTGGCAAATCAATACTTACCGCTGGAGTTGTTTTTGCTTTTGTTTTTGTCGCTGTCATAATTGTTTAATATGTAATTATAATCTTAATGATATTTAGAGTTTATTCTTCTTCATCATCATCTTCATCATCAATACCATCAAAGTATCCTGGTTCAAATCTTACGGAAACGATTTCTTCGTCAATAAGATCGCCATCCTTATTATAAAACTCTGGATGATAGGCAATTTGCTTTGGTCCTTCCTGATGAGTCATCATATATTCTCTGCCGACCCAACCCAACATGAGACCCATTATAAAAAATAGTACGGTTAAGAATGAACCTATAACTAAACTAGTTGCCAACATTTTTTTTCTCCTGGGAAACTACTCGACTTTCCTTGACTTTATCGAAAATTCAAGATAGATGGTTACTTCTCGTTTGAAGAATGAAATCATCTTCTCAAATATAAGATGAAAAAGTTTAGGTTGTTTTCTTTTTCCTCCAGTAAGTATAAGTTCTACACCACGGTTCGGTGTTATATCATTATTTATGTCTGACATTATACCATTTGTTGTTCCTTGAGAAACTTAACGGTATCGATACAACCACCCAATCTCTTATCGTCACAGAGAACCTGTGGAAATGTGGAATCTTCTCCAAACTCGGCATAGAACTCTTCTCTGGTGAAATCCTTATTAAGATTATACACCACAAAGTTATTTCCTGTCAACTCTAAAACTTGTTTAACTTTATAGCAGAAAGGACAATCATCCTTAGAATATATGGTAAAGTTCATAATTGTTTAATATCTGTAATAATTTATATAAGAAAAAAGAGGAGATTTCTCTCCTCCTATGATACCACCTTACCTTTCTCACCACAGAAAGGGTCTTCATTCCCAAAGATACAAGGAATGCTGAAGACCTTTATATTATAAGGGATTTTGAGTCAGGTGTCAAGTAGCAAAAATATTTACAAAGTCTTCTGGCAGATTACAAGACTCTGCAAGAGTTGTGAATTCGGCAATTAGTTCGGTTGGAACTGTGGTTGCGTTTTCAATTGCGGTCCAAGTATTCTCAAAATCTTGATAGTTTCCAGATTCAATAAGAAGTAGAGTTGCAGGAAGTGCCGTTGCGGCAACAGGTGCAATACTAATTAATTGTCCAACAAAGGTATTGAGTAGAACAGAAGCAACAGCAGATTGCTTAAATGTATTCCAATCAGGACTACCGGGTGGTTGTGGTTGAGGTTCTGGTGCAGGAATGGTTGAAACGATTGCATCCCATTCTTCTCTGGTAAGAATCTCAAGACCAGGATCAACTTCGGTGATTAGAGTATTATCTGGAACCGTTGAAAGGCAATAATCAACTCCACGATCATCAGTCAACCAATAACGAACATCCAATCCTGAAATACCCGGATGAGTTTGTAGGGCACCATTTTGACCTGGTTCAGTTAGATATTCTCCATTACGAACCCAATAATGCTTTAAGTATTGCATTTCTCTAAACTTATAAGATCTTTGTATTATTTAGTTAACTCCATAAGTTTCTAAAAGTTCTTGATCTTCTTCTTCTTTTGTTCTTTCTCCTTTAACTCTAGCCCACGATACAATTGCCAATCTTCCAACTTCATTATGAATTTTAGTAACTTCCCGAACGCCGTGCAAATAGTTTTGATCTGATGGAAAACACACAAGTGTCCCTGCTTTTGGTGGAACTTCTATACCAAGTTCAGGGAACATAAAGTTTCCACCATCAAAATCTTTACCGTTTCCATCATTACAAAAAAGTACTATGGATAATGATCTGTCTGTTGATTTTCTCCAAATCTTATCACCATTTGGAGCAACCCAAATAGACCTACCATCAATATGAGGTGCATAATGACCTCCTACACCATACCTCAAAAATTGTGGAACTTCACTATCCCACACTTCAATACCATAAAAAGGATTAATAATGTTTCTTACAAGGTTCTTAAAAAGATCTTCAATCTTTGGAAACAAAGGACCAAACTCAATGATTTGTGTGTCTCTTATATTTTTATCAACAATCCAAGAAGTTTCTCCAGTCTCATTTGTTTTGTCTGGGTCAAAGACTGATAGATCAGTTGTGCTTGAGTTTCTTGCGTGTTCTTGAAGTTCTTGTAGTGCTTCTTGTGTGAGGACTTGTGGTTCAATCAAGATGTTTGATAATAAATTCATAATGTTTAGTGTTGTTGTGAGTATTTATGAGGATCTTGCGTTGGTTGTTGC